GGCTCCTGTAGGTCCTTGTTCACCCCCTGTAGGTCCTGTAGCTCCTGTGGCTCCCGTGGCTCCTGTGGCTCCTGTGGGTCCCGGTTCTCCATCACGTGTATCAGATATTCTAAAAGTCATATTTTATTATTATATAATAATAAAAATTTTCTACAAATCTGCAGTATATTGTAAAACTTTATAATTTAAACAGCTTTATTTGTTGCCTTTGGTATGCCAAATATAAAGTATTCTTATTGATATTTTAAGAAGTTTACATACTTCTTTTGTCCTATTGTATTTTATCGGACTTTTTACATTTTTACTTCTATATATAAAATGAACCATCTAACACAAGATGAAAAAGTTACTTTGGTTCTTCTTATTGCATCAGCAATTATAATGCTGGCTGTATCTGTATATATTGGTATGAACAATCCTAAACATAACATAATCAAGACATAGTTAACAGTCGTGTACATGTGGAGAAATTGAAACTAACTTCCAATAAAATTACAAGAAACATTGTGACAATATGTAGATTGTCTACATGATAAAACAATAAGATTTCTAACAACTACCTATATTAATAGCATCCTACCAAGTTTCTAAAGCCAAGAAATGGCAAAAGGACGAAGAATCCGAGATAAACCGTAACTTATTACAACTAAAACATATCTTATTCCAATTAAGATTGAAAGCGAATTATTTACTTACAAAGTATACTGTACAGATATCTGTACAGAAGAGTGTATATATCATAAACATTCAACATTTTGTTGTTTATTACAGGTTATCTCACTATCTGCTCTAATCTAAACATTCAAGAGCAAGAGTAAAATGAGCGATATTGACTTTTATGTTCACGGTTCACCACATCCTTTGAAACGTCATCGTTTGACACGTAGAGGAAGAGTATATGATCCATCTGCCGATGATAAGAGAGTTTGGATGGAAACCGCTCTCGCCTTTTGTCCTGTAGAGCCCCTAACCGGTGCAATTGAGATTGAATTAGAATTTATAATGCCTCGTCCAAAATCCCACTTTGGGACCGGTAGAAATGATGGAAGACTAAAACCGTCCGTTCCCACGCATCATTTACATACTCCTGATCTAGATAACTTGGTAAAGTTTGTTCTGGATGCTATGAATGGTAAGTTTTATGTAGACGATGCTCAAATAATATCAATTGCGTGCAAGAAGACATTCTCAGCAGAAAAAGGAGAATGCGGTACTGTAGTATATATGCGACAAGTGGAATGAAAAGTATCTAAATTGGTTATTCACAGTTAGAGCGTGTAAAGATAATGTATTATTTCTTTTCTCAACAAGAAAAGAAATAGTTTTTCCAGTTGAATACTCCACGTCTCTCGTAATTTTATATAATCTTTTACATTATTTTGATTATCGGTCTGGATAAGTCTTTCAGTTCTTTTAGACACTTATGTCTAACTTTCCAACGATATTTATATTGGTCAAGTACGAATTCATGATTTTCAGGAAATGCAACAGAAAGTACTTGATCTAGAGGATTGGTCAAAGCCTTCAGGTAGTAGTAATAATCCATTTTCACCACATTGGCATGCTTGACGTAATATTCTACACTCTCCACTTTCTCGTACTGTTTAGCCGTGTGACGCTCTGGATCTGTCACTACGTATTCCAAACGCGATCCAGCATCAACACGTTGTCCACGATTCTTCATACGTTCAGCCAGTTGTACTTGAGCTGGAAGACAAAGTAAATAGAACTCCTGAGCATTTGTTGCACCCTTTTTGTTCAACTGCTCCTCTCGCTCTGTCTTATTGCTAGACAGAATCTGTGTTGTGTAATCTCCCACCTTTGCTTTCTTAACACCCTTCTCGTTAACAAAAGGCTCTGCTTGTAGACTTCCACAACTACCAACCGACTTGGTCACCACAAAATCTGTGTATGGCTTGCAACTGGAAAACATCAGATTAATCTGATCCAAGACCCAATACAATAACTTGTCACGTGGTAGGTCGTCGGCAATGCGATTGATTACTCCCTCATACACATCGCGCACAAATTTGCTGTTGTCACGACGTGCCAATAGCACCCCCTTCTTACCAATGCTATTACTATACACCATCTTGCCTTCCTTCTGTACAACCTTACGATACATGTATCGCTTCTTAGTCAGAATAAAGAAGAAAGTATAGATCTCCCCTTCGAACTCGAGTTTCATCGGCGGAGGGAAAAGCTTGGTCACTTCGTCTGCTACATACTCCGAATATTCCCATAACTCCTCATCAGACTTACCTTCCATATGTGGAAAGTTAATATAGTTACTGTTATGAACCACAAGCTGTCCTACACCAGCTGCAAAATGATGATTTTCCGTTTGAATATCATAAATATAATCATGATCTTCCTGTACTGGAATTATTTTCTTTACAGCATTTGGCTTATATCTAAACTTTTGGAATGGTGACGATCCCGTCAGTTTATACACATCGGGTTTGTCTTTTCGTGTATTAATACTAACCTTATACCCAAGACTTCTTAACAAGAAAAATATACCTGCTGATCCAATAGCTCCTTTATTTGTTATAGATAAAGCTGGATCTTTCTTACTACCATCACCCGTATAATATCCCATAAAGAAAGCCTGTCGAAACTCAAATGGAAGATTTAGAATAAGATCAGGTACTTTCTTGTGATCTGTGTCATTATAGAAGAGATTTCTATACTTCTTCACAAAACATTTGAGATCTCCTTTGTGTTTTTGATTTCCGGAGTGTTGAACTGCTACCAACTTGTACGCACGAGATGATTTTACCGTATCAAGTATCTTAAAGTTAATTCTGTGTTCGTGTCGTTTCAAAATATCCATACACCGTTCGAGAAGATTTTTATCTCTTTTGTTGAGAGCCCAAGTATTAATATCATACTTTTCTTTCCGTATATACGTTCCACAAGATCCATCTGCAAAGAACATACCCCAAACAAATGCTAGCTCAGTTGAAAAACCGTCATACAAGTAAACTTGTGGAATCTCGTAATTTTCGATAACTTCCTTTGTAAGATTATTCGGATATATTGGTTCAGACGGTGTGTCATCTGGTAACGGGAGTTCTGTGATACACAAAGAATCTTTGAGTTTAATATCAAGTGGTGACGCGCTGGTTAGGTCTTCCCTTAACAGAGAATGCTCGTTGGAACAAGTTACCTCTCCGGTATGAACAACCACCCTTGACAACGGTTTTATCACACCACATCTTACCACATTCACAATATTAGTAAATCCTTGGTCACTCCATATCTGATATCCAGGCAAAGGATCTGAAATCTCTTTGTTAGGGTTAATTCTGGTCCAATTACCAGCGGATATTGTTTCCATAGTTTTGTAACTCAGCTTCGTTCGTGATGGATCTCGGGGATCTGTCCATTTCAATAACACCGGTGTCTCTCCAGTCAAACAATCGCTATCTCCGTACACCAATTGTCCCTGAAATTTGTTTACAATTGTTTTAGCCGTTAACTTAATGTTCACACGACCCATATAAGTCGTGCACATCGCTCCCGGCATAAAAGGGAGGTATCCACGACGAACACCCATCGCTCCGTACATAGAATTTGCCGAAACTTTATACGCGAGCTGTCGCTTGTCCAACACACTGATCAAGCTTTTCAAGTCTTCAATCTCTTTCTTGTGATCTGTGTCATTATCTTCCATATCGTGTTCCAACTCGCTAATCTTCTTCTTTACATTCACCATATCTACTTTGCGAGTATGATTACGAGCGTCCAAAAGATTCTGAATAACTGTCGGTAACACACCACGTGGTTTTTTGAGAAAGCGGTAGTAACGTTTAGAGCACATTGGAAATTTGGGCTTGCTCTTGTTCAGATCAGAGCGTTCCTTTATGTACGGCTTTAGCGCTTCTACCTCTGCCTGGATATCAGCCATTATCTCCTTCTTGCGTAGCTTATCTATAGTTTTGTTACGCTTTTCACGCATCTTTTTAATCTTTTCTCGTTCTTTATCGATATACTTGGTTAACTCCATCTTACGAATAATCTTTGGGTCATGAAGGCAACCAGAATGATCTTCCCACTCCAGCACATGACATTCAGAGTCTGTAATGTCCGAATCGTCCGGAACCCAAGTGTGGTAATCAATGTTGTACGCAATAATTGTCGTGGGATACAGAGATGCGAAATCAAACGGTACCACACGTTTATAACGACCAGGAATAGGTGGAAATACATGTGCACCCACATACCGCTCGCCATCCGAGACTTGGTAGCCATCTTTCTCCACAACAATATTCTCATACATACAATACTTGTAAAGCTGTGAGTATACTTTGATCTGCTGACCTTGAGTATACAAAGTGAAAATGGGTACGTTACAAGTTTTGGCCATTTCTGTCAAACCTACCCAAGTCTGCAACTTGTCAACAAGCAATAGTACTAGAGCACTATCCTGAACACAATATTTGCCAACGACGCTCATCGCTCGCCGCGCTACAGCACCATAATCACCCTTTCGGTTTTTTTTCATACCAATACGATAGCACTTGAAGATACCTTTGGCACTGAGGGGATCCTTGGTCTGTCCAATAAAGTGCTCTGAGACAGTCTTTAACTTATAATTGTTGAACTTGAAGTCACGCTTCACCAGTGGCAACAGATCGACATACACTCGACCCTCCGCATCGAGAAACTGAAACTCTTGATTCTTATATGCACTTGAGGACCACTTGATCGTTTTCTCACGCGCATGCGCATACTTGTGAAAACCTTGCTGATCAAAGTTGAAGATACACATATTGTGCTTGGCCCGGTCAATCATGTACGGAATATCGAAACCCAAGATGTTATAACCAACGATGAGATTCGGATTCTCTTCACGTATAAACTCGGTAAAACCCTCCAATAGGGCCGCTTCGGTCTCATACATGTAGATCAGCACGTCATCTCCAACCAGATCCTGGTCCGGTTGTCCCAGCGTAAGAAGATACTTCTCGTAATCATCTGGCGTATCTCCGTACCTACCCATAACACAAGATATCTGAAATATCTTATCACCTGGTACTTCTGCTCTTGGCATGCGTGATGGATTGGTAGAATTAACCTCAATATCAAAGCTCAGAATCTTTGGTTTCACTACTTTGTCGCTGTCATACGGACTAAGATGTTTCCATTTAACTTTGAACTCATGATCACATAGAGTCAGTTTGTCTTCGTCGTGTTGTCGCTTTCCGTAAAATTCGATCCAACCAGCTGTTGGAATCTGTCGACAACATGTGAGCTGAAGAATCTCGTCGGCGTCAGATTCATGTATTTTTAGCTTAATTGCTCCTATACCAACAACGTGTAAAGTCCGACGCAATTTATATTCCAATGATTTGATGTCGCGTCGGTTTGAGAAAGAACAAAACAAATATGGAAAGAGTTTGCGATTCTTATCCACAGTCAAATGTGCACCGTACAACCGTTTCTTCATCATTAATACTTTCTTGAGCGGTTTCTGATTCCGTAACAGCTCATCTAGCTTATTACCAACAAGCTGTGCTTTACCAGTATCCCATTTGATACGGTCTGGAAGCTCGATATATACAAAAGGAGTAAAATTATCCACTCTAATACATACATTCCCGTTATTCTCATCTAGACCGTAGACTCGAATTGAGGTAATCTCCTCTTCATCTTCGTCTACGTGCCAACTGTAAGGAAAAAATCGGTACTTCTCCATGGTTGCCTTTGTATTCGTGATTTGCTTCTTTTAACCAATTTTAAAAATTAGGTAACTGTGATAAAATGAAGTCATTTGAGTTCGAAGGATATGTATGCCACCTAGGACAGACATCCAAAGAGAACTGGGATATATTAGACGAGGCGAAAGATCATCACTTATTCTTTCATCTAGCGTCATTTCCATCCGGTTACGTTATTCTTGAATATCAGGAAAAATATACTCCCGAGATGTTAGTAATAGCGGCTGAGATCTGTAAGAATGGTACAAAGTACCGTAAACTTAGAGATCTGAAGGTAGACTATTGTAGTTGTGACAATCTGAAGAAAGGAGAAAAAACTGGTGAAGTGATATTCAAAAGTAAGCGGAATGTTAAGCAGATTAAGTTGTAAACACAAAATATTGGTTAAGAAAAAATTCAATATTAAGAATTATCTCCACCACGCCTTACCGTGCTGCAACATGGCAATCACTATACCAATAGAGGAGAGTAGTTTTTTAACGCTAAATTAGATCTTAGTCGTGCTGCAACAAATACAATCACTATAATAGCCGAGACAATCCGCAACACTAATGCTAACTGTTTAGCCGCTATGAACACAATCACTCCGCTAGACAATCCTATTACTATCAGAAATAACAGAGAACGTGTTACCGTGTGAGTACGATGATACAAACCCTCCTTGCTGAAATGATTGATAATTTTGAAGTGTTCTGCTACCAGATCGGAATGTCGAGCTGATAATGCGTCCGGTTGTCCTTCTCCGTACTTGAACAAGAAATCCTGTATATTGCAACCGATGGAGACTCTAGGAATGTTCTTACTGGCTAAATAAGCAGATACACGGTGATCATCGTTGAACAATAAGTTCTTTTTCAATTGTGTGTCGTCTCCGAAAGTGACTAACTCTTGAACAGTTGTAAAGAAAGAACGTTTATATGCCACCACGTGTACTCCTTGAATCCAATCCACCGGACAATCTAACTTATTGTCGATAACAAACTGAAAATAGAAAGGAAAGTTTCCAAGACACACACCGGAAAATCCCAAACAGGTATTTGGGTATTGTTGGATTTTCCGGTGCATTGTTTTGACAAGATTGCGTTGGGGAATGATATCATCATCAAACGTTAGAATATACGTTTGTGGATCTGTTTCTAGCTCCAAGGTCGGTGCAAGTTTCGTGATGGGTCCGTAATCATGTGTGCAACGATTTAACACCACCTTTGTTCTATATCCATCGAATTGTTGCATGAAATTATCTGGGAGATTATAGGTCTTACCTTTCAGAGTCTGCAACGGTATATTGATGTATAGTGCGTCCAACGGGTAAGTCTGACGAAGAATATGCCTGATTGGTTCAACCACGGTTGTTAATCGATCAGGTAAAGTAGTCATAGAACCAACAATTCTCATTTTTATATCTTTATTATTTGGTTTTAAGTTATCTCTTTGAATTTGGTAACTCTCATACGGGTGGGTCCGGTACGTGGGTCTGGCTCTCCCCCGTCGTAAACAAAAGTAGAACAATCGTGGTTACCGGGAAACTTGGTTTGATTGACAGATAAACTATCAATACCGGAAGACACGTTTAGCTTATTTCGTAAATGATTTAGGTTATCGTCAATAAAATAAGCCGTAAACTTATCTGAATGGTGTCCAAAGAAAGAATGAGAACCCAGTAGTATCAACCATACAATAATAGTGCATTGTAATATATTTTGAGTACTAGATTTGGGTTCATAGATAATACTGGCAAAGAACGAAATTAACACTGCATAAAATCCGTAACGAGCCGCAATGTTCAATCTGGCTGGATAATGGTTCGACCATTGGATACGGTCCAGTAATACCCGTATAGATTCGTCTTTCTTACCGTATCCTTTCATGACGCTAGGTGTAGAACCACCAAGGTGGTTTTTCATTGATATAAACAAACTAATTGCTAGTATCACGATAATAATGAAGGTATATATACTTTCCATTTTCTTCGTAACCCGTCCACCATTTAAAATGGAAAATATGATTTAGTAAATATGTATATTCCCGCAATAGTTTTAGTTGGTATACTGGTGTTCTTCGCAATATATGCTTTGTATAAAGAATATATAGAACATGATGATGCCTTTACGTATAATAAAGCTAGCGATAAAGACAGTATCTCCTCATCGTTGGATAAGCTCGAAAAGTGTCTTAGATACGATAAAAAGACTATTAAATGGCGTAGAATTCTACTCACTACTTTGTTATCCGTGTCATTAATTTTTGGTATATTGTATCAAAGATTTCCAAGTACAAAAGAGTTGTTAATATTCGTGTGTTTCATTTTTGTCTCGTTTTACACCAATTGGCAACATTATTCAAGCCGTACGGCTTCCGGAGCTATAAAATATGGAACAGATAACATACGCAATGTTAAGAAACAATTATCAAAGAATCACAACTTTATTTTACCTTGGAACTAGTAAATTTTGTTTTCTGGAAGTGTCTTTTACTGTGCGAAAGAAACTTTCGCACTTCTCTCATGCTAGTAACTGGGTCGGTAACTTTCTGAGTCGGTCCTAATAACACTTCAAATTTCTGTTCTGGTATCACACCGTTCTCGATAACCATTATATCAACCGCTAGCGGTGTTATGGTAATACCTAACTCTTTGGCAATGTAAAACATACCTTTGCGCATATTTCCGACGTGAAAGTCGTGTAGGCGCTGGGTTTTATCTTCCACGTACACAAACATTGACATGGTTTGAATACGTTTGCGAATCTTTTCACGTAAGTACTCATAATTGTTACTTTTGCTATCATTGAACACTAAATACTCCTCCGGATCATATACAAGTTCTAATACCTTCTCGGCACGCCGAGAAGTCAAAAAACATAATCTGGTCGGTATCAAACGGGGGATAGCGTATTCTAACACAGTTGTAGGATAAGTAGATAGAAAAATAGTTGGGTGCAACGGAATTGTTTTGAAGTTATGACGTAAGGTGAAACAATTACTGAAGATATTACTTACCATCGGAAGATATGAATACTTATTTCCAGCTAAAATTCTAGGAACATGAGTACAAGCATAATATAAGATACGTAGCAACCTGTGTAGAATGACAGCGTAGATTAGAAGCAGTATCATTTTATATTGGAACTGTATTGGAAGAAAAATTGTGATAACAATAATCACAAACCACGTTATTAAGTAACGACATAGATGCATTTATTTTACTTTACTTTATGTCTTAAGACATTATACAACACGCTGGGTAATACTAAAACTAAAATGATGAACAAGATAATACCGTACTCTTGATAAATAAATATCAACCATTTGCTATCACTGGACTCCCACGAACCTTTGCCGATATGCATAGCATAAATATGTGGTTTGTTGTTCAGAGAAATTATGTCAGTATTCAATCCATAAGGATGGAAGAGCTTGTGTGGATAATTATCCAACCGGTATTTGAATCTATATCTATTGTAGACACGATTTAGAATACCAGGACCGGTAGTAAACATAATTGTAATATGTCTACCATAATACATCGGGACGGTCTGATTTTTCTCTAGTTCTATGAATAACTTACTCCAAAAGATATGTCGAGGACGTGAATACATCAACGAATTAGATACATGAGCTTCAGAACTCATCTTATTAGGTGTTTCCACCAAATAGATATCGTTTGGATACTTTAAGAGCACTTCATCCCATGGACAGTTACAATAGTAGTCCATATCTGCATATAATCCACCATAACGATGTAAAATAAAGTATCTCACTGTATCACAACGTTGTATTTGATGTGGATACTTATCGTACATCTCTTGGTGTTGAGCGTAATGGTTCTTGACCAAAGCCTTGCATTTGTCCAAGTTCCAACATACATAGGTCCAGGTCGGGTTATTCACCAACCAGCTATCTCGGTATTTTCTTAAACCCTCGAACGCTTTTCGAGCTTCTCTTTTATCAGGAATAGTACCGAACCAGATCTGATGTATGATCCTTCCATTTTGATTGAGTAAATAGTGATCAAGATCTTCAAAATTAAGGTCTTCCATTTATCGTCAGAAAGACTGTGTTTAAGTTTTATATGTACTATAGCATATAAAATATAAAATAACATACAAAATCTAATTATATATTACACTTCTTACAAGTCCAACGTTCCACAATGGTTGGAGCACTATGTTCTTGCGTCGTCTGTGTTCCTGTTCCTCCAGGACCATCACATTCCATATAAAGTAGAGGAGAAAGATAACATTCGTCTTTCTCACGATACTTCATCTTCAGAGACAGATGATTCCCCCGTGTGTAGTATTCTCCCATCATAATATCCTGAGGTATCTTAATAGGGAAGAAGCGCTTCATCAAGAATTCCGCGTAGCCACGAGACATAATGTACGCAGCTGCTCCGGCATTGTAATCTTCAGTCTCTTTCACGATAGTAATATCTCGATCAACTTGCATAATGGTCTTGTGATTGGTATCAGTGTTGGCCCAATTACCATTCCAAAGATGGAGAACGGAAAAGTCTTCCAAACCCTTCTGCCGGAGCTTATCCATAATTAAGTTGACCTTTTTGATAAAGTCCGGCTTCAATTCTACGTCATCCTCAAGAATCAGAGCGTACTCCTCACAAGAGTTTATCAACTTCTTCCAACAATTGTAGTGTGACATGTTGATAGAGACTTCGATAGTAGTCATATCCGCTTTGGGGCTTACTAACTTATCATTGATCATTTTACAAATCAGATGCTGATCAAAACGTTTACCAAGCACACAAGGAACACGGCATGCTTTTACACCGGCTTTGTCTGCGTATTTCTTGAACTTATCGTAACGTTTCTTGTGCATAGAACAATTCACTGTATATACACCCATCTTAACGTCAAAATTGTTGTAGCAACCACCAGCACGAGAACAGTTCTTTGTACTCTTCTTCATCCAATAATCACCTTTCTTGGGTGTACTTTTCTTAGGAGAACCACGAAGACATGCCTTCACACACGGACGACTCTTGATTTGATCATACGGTTCGGCTGGCTTACGCATAGAATCTGTTAGCTCGACCTTCACGCGTTCTACTTCTTCCTCAATCTCGTGATCGTACTCACGGTAAGCAATACGGTTCCAATCCTTTCCGTAATACTTGTTGAAGTAATTCTTGTAATTGTTGGGACCAAGAATATCAAAGTCACCAAACTGGTATTCGCCAAGAGGGAACAAATCCTTTTCAGACCATACCTCCTTAGGCCATGCGTCGCGCGCAGCTTTCAAAGAAAGTCGATAGTTTCCATCCGGAAACTTCTTGTAGGGTAAGACATCTACGAATGGAAAGGAATAACACTGTTCTTTACCATCCACCTTGACCTTCTTTCTACGCGTGGGAAAAATTTTGTATCCGAACCAAACTTTGCAGATAGAATATCCACACTTCTTGAAATCCTTTTCTAAGGCCAAGAACTTACGAATATCTTTACTTAGAATTAATATATCCAAATCATCATCCCATGGGATGATTCCCTGATGTCTAACGGCACCCAAAAGTGTTCCACCATCCGCGGAATATTTGATACCATTATTGACAAAAATTTGATGTACGTCATACATTATCTGATAAAGCTGTTTTACCACAGAAGATTTTGTTTCTTTCAATTTGGATTCATGCATTTATTATCTAACTGAGAATAATATTTCCATTTATAATAGATATAAAAGTCGGTGTTTTAAATTTCCAAAGGTGTAACCCTGACCAACAGAAGAAATAATTAGTAATATCTAGCTAAGCTGTTAAATATCGTACGGTGTGTATATTTCCCCGCCCTGTTATCTAGCGAAGCTGTTAAATATCGTACGGTGTGTATATTTCTCCGCCCTGTTATCTAGCGAAGCTGTTAAATATCGTACGGTGTCTATATTTCTCCGCCCTGTTATCTAGCGAAGCTGTTAAATATCGTAAAATTGTGTATATTTCCCCGCCGTACTCTGTCTAGCGAAGCAGTTTACTCCGTTCTTGTGGAAAGGAACTACGAAACTAGCATTTGCTTCGTACCAGGGAATAAATTGAACCAAGAAAAGAGGGAAACCTTCGTAACTAATTCCATTTACTGTGCGTGCATACAAAGTGGATGTTTTCCCTGGTTTGTATGTATAGTCGTATTTCTCCAAAATAAACGAGACCACATTCTTATCAATCTTTTCCTTCTTGTTTACCCAGTATTCAGATAAGGAGATGACATAAAATCCCTCTAGGCTCACTACTAGATGTAGAATGGTATCGTGTTTAATAGATGATCCGAGAAACCCTACATAATCCTGAGCGGAAGGCCAACCCAGTTTTACGTTGTGACGACTGTACGCCTCTTGAGGATGGGAATGAAAGTTGTAAAGACCACCAATTATTTCAACACCTTCTTCATCACCAGATACAACACTACTTCTGTCTACATCCAAGCGATAAGTCAGATCAGAGTCTAGTTTTCCTGCTAATAATTTACCAGCTAACTCCTTTTGTGTAATAACACCATCATTGTTAATAGTAGAACCAATTTTAGAGACCTGTTGTAGATACTTAATAGCCTGCTCACTCAAACGTGCTTTTAACGTGCAAATTCCCTTTTGATCGGCCATGAATTGTGTTAACACATACTTAACTTCGTTTGTAACATCGTTTGTAACATTCTTATCGACAATATCGTTCTGTCGAAACATACACAAGCCATATCCGTTAAAAGCAAAACCAAGAGGACTTGCTTTGCATATGTACGGATCATGGAAACCGGCTGCTATGTAATCCTCTATCAAAACATCTAGATTCTGATCCTCTAGCACAATACCGACCCACAAGGTGACATCGTTCGGAATACTGGATAAAGCATTTTGCATTATTTGAGCTAAAATAGCTCCCTCAATACCCATGATTTCACATACTCGTTTTTTCTTGTCGTAAATCAAATACGCGTGCCCTGTAATGCTGTTAACGAACTCTGGAGAATTGATGTAATCTACTCTTCCTTTTCCTTTGGGTATGTATTCCAACGCTTTGTATTGTCGTTGACTAATTGCTAACACTAAACCAAGACTGGACATGGTCTCTGGAATAGGTTGAATACGACTTTCTAACAACGCTAACTTGTTTGGTTTTACAATGTTATCAAAATCAATCAATAGACTAGCCATTTTATCTTTAACAACAAATATCTAAAATTTTGCAAAATGGTATAGATTATAGACGTGAAACAGGATCCGGTAAAATATAAATATCGGGATTACGGCTGCAGCAGGCTGAGATATACAAATAAAATAGTCAACAACAACGAATAAATGTTATTTTACATTGTAAAATAACATTAGAAAGACACGGCGAATTTAAAATCCAATAGGGTCAACATACTCTAAATTATACCTGTCATTGTGGAAATCCCAATATTCAGGGCACCCGACCTTCCAACCACTAGGGACCAAAGGTGCTTTCCAGTAAAAGACACAGTCTTGCCAACGATTGCTCTTCGTTGCATTGTGGATGTAAATAGCGTGAAAATCTTCAGTAAGCTGGTCCATAAGGTCACAGAACAACTCATATGTAGGAATTATTGAAGCGTAGTTGCGGTACAATTTCTCTCGATTACTCTCAATAGGCTCACGAAGAAGGAAGATACCGTCAATATTGGTACGAATTTGTGGCTTAATTTC